CGATATTGATAACCACCCTCAAATCCTTTTACCAATTCTTTACACCTAAAGTCAATTAAAATTCCTGATAAGCCATCTACCATCCTATTCAATACCGAAGAAACCGACTCTATTCTTAGTGCAACATCATTACTATTTGTAGGTCTAGCAGTTAATCCTGCACCCCTTAATATCTGAAAAGGTGTGGATTCATCTGTCTGTGATCTGAAGTCACCTGCAGGATCACCAAAAATATTTACCTCAAGGTTGTTGTATCTTGTAGCTATTTCTGCCCTAAGTAGTTCAGCAAATCTTACAATACCCATATCAAATGCTACAATCTCCTGTAGTATTAACCATCTACCTCGAACCTTTTGTCCAAAAACAGCAGCAGGTGTAAGTCCAAAGTCAAGACCAATATACAGTGGTACTCCATCAGCTACAGGTATTTCTTCTTTTGAAACATGAGTATCTGCTACAAACATATTGTAAACTGGCTTACCATCTTGAATAGAACCCAATCTATTCATTACATATACATCTATCCAACTTTTAGTCTTACCTTGAACCAAGTTAGGATAATATGATTCTAAAATATTTTTTCTATTCTCTGCATCCTTGTTAGGTTTATATCCAGTAATAGAACCATCTTCATCTTTTTCCTCAAGCATCCCACTAGGTTGTGTAAAGAAAACCCAGTTGTCAGGCTTAACAAGCATCCTGCTTTCTTCCTTAGAAATATGATCAGGTATTGGAACTTCGCCTGACATAATCGGCCACCAGTGATCTTCTTCAGGACTGTTTGTATCACAGATTACACCTGACCAAGTTGCACCACCCTCCCTCATTGAGGGGTATCGACCAACTCTCATGGTAGTAGCATCAATAATTGACTTGGGTATCTCTCTTGCTTCATTCACCCATACTCCTGTCAATTCAAGGGAGAGAAGTTTCTTGACATCTTCTGGCCGATCTAAAGCAAGAAAGATTACTTCCATATCAAGATCAGCCTGTGTAATATGATGAGTGTAAGGAACAGACCATTGGAACTTACCCCAATCTTCCTCAGGAAACCAATCAAGCCAAGTCTTAATAGTTGTTGTTCTAAGTTGTGGATTCGTGTTTCTAATTATCGCCCAACGACTTTTGCGTTTGCCATTCTCAGATTTCTTTTGCATTAATGCACGTCTAAAAATTTCTATACAACATCCAACAGACTTACCACTTCCTACTGGGCCACGTATCCCACGAAAGAATGTATTATCTTTCATAAATGCCTTGAGAACTTCACCATCAGGTTTGTATTTAAACGTTATCAATGTTTGTGTTAACCCCTATTCTTAACAAGGTATCTACAGTCTCAGGCCCTATAACAGCAATAACTTTATCTGCCTCTCGATCTGTACAAAATTGTTCAGGGTGATGTTTCAGGTGGACTCTCTTTACCACCTCACGAAGTATCCGTCTTTCTTCTATCTTTAACGTATGGAGAAAACTCATTCTGTTATCCTATGAATAAGATCTATAGCTTCTCGTTTTTGCTGCGATCTTTTTGGGCTGTTTAGATACTTGTCTACCTGCTCTAACTGCTTTTCGTTTAGCAGCCGAAGAGGCTGCGTATTCACTGGCACTAAGAGCCTTAATTGCTTTCTCAGGTAAATAACGTTCACCAGTTGCTTTCGGCCCTTGTGTACTAGGTTTGCCTGACTTAGTTCTCCACTTCTGTCTAGTCCATGCACGTAACGATCTCTGTGACTTTGCTAGTGCCATTACCTATAACCACCACCCTTTGCCTTATATTGCTTAGCCAACATCTGTGCCTTTCTTGCACTCCATTGACCTGACTTACCACCCTTGTTACTCGCTTTGATCCTATTAAACAAAGCCTTCCTCATAGCAGGTTTGGTATAGTTTCCTGCAGCATTGACTGCCATCTATTTACCTAAGTCGTTGTCTCTAATGGTTACGTTGATTGTGCCTGATGTAAACTCTCCAGTCTTAACACCTGCACGATACATAACACCAACACCATCATAACCATTTGATTCTGTAGCAGAGGTAAATGTGTCTACATCATAATAATCAGATCCATTCCAACTACGTTGTACTGTAACTGTAGCTACAAAAGTTCCAACAATACTCAAAGCAAAATCACCCTTGATATACACTCCGTCACTAAATGTATTCTGTGCAGTGATTTCTTTAGTAACACTTTCCATGAAATCTCCTTTTTACTTTTTCTTGGCTTTCATAATTTTTTTCTGTAAAGCAGTAGGTAATGTTTTTTGTTTAGATGTCAAGCTACTTTTCTTTGGTGGCCTTCCTTTGGTTTTTCCGTAAGTTCCTTTACCCATTGGCATAGTCGTCTCCTTTTCTAGTTGAATAAACTCATGCTGACTTCTTCTTTGCTTTATTGCGTTTACTAATTGCTCTAGCTTTCGCCCTAGCATCTGCTTTACTACTCGCACCCCATGCACGAAGCGATAATAATAATCTTGTAGGTTTTCCTTTAGCATCTCTCTCTGGCCCTCTCATCCCTGCCATCCGAGCCAAAAAAGAAGCTCGTCTTGGATTATCACCACTCTTAACAGGAGGCTTCAATGTACCTCCCTTATAAGAAGCACGACCCTTTGCATTTAATCCACCTTTAGGATTCTTACCCTCTTTGCGTGTCCATGCAGGTGTCTTAGCCATGACTATCTTCCTTGCCTTCTATGTAGTCCTCTACAGTAGTTCCCGTAGAAGTAATTACTTATCCTATTAAAGAGTTTAAACAATCTAAAATGTATTTCAATCATAACGTACCTTTTTGAACTATAATGTTTGAATGAGACCACTGTCATATTAACGAACAGACTTTTTTAACCCCCCTATCTATGTCAGGTCTATGCTCACAGATATATTACCTTGGACTAAATGCATTGCTTTATCTACAGGCTTATATCCTGCCCTATCTAGTATATCCTTACTCGCTTCTAGCTGTACGTACTCAGACTTAGCACTACTCGCTAAGTCCAGTACCTTCCTAGAAGCTATCGTAGCATTAAGACCAATACTATCTCTTATTCTCTGTTGCATATATTCTTGGACATGAGGCAATCGCAAAGTCTTACTGGCTGTCACTCTACCAGATTCACCTTTTGCGTATCCTGACTTTGCGGCTGCCTCTTTAACACTACATCCTGTTGCTACAATCGTATCAACTAGACTCATCTGTTTATTGGTTAACTTAAGCTGTTTTAACAAGAGAATCCCCCTTACCCCCTTTTATGACACAGCCCTAAATTCGCTGTCAAGGGCTTTTTTATTCCCCTTTGATTACAATGACTTAAGGGGGTAAGTGGGGATATTGGAAAAGATGGGAAAAGAGTTTTGTTGTTGTTCCGTCATTCTTGGATTCCGTCAATCTGTTATTTTATAGCTTATTACTTCCAAGAATTAAGTTGGTATTTTGAAGCATTTTGATAAACCTCCTGTAGTAAAAATTGAACATAAGGCTTTGGTCTATCATAGTTTTTATATGTAAAGTAAAAACAACGTATCCACCCTTTGGGCGGAGCCTCGTGGTTTTTGCTTTACATCTCTATTGTGTCACGCTTAGGCGTGACGCTATTAGTAGTATAATAACTATGCTTGACCGAGCTTATTGTTAATTTTACTACAGGAGGACAAAATGACAATTCAAAACACAAACTTAATGGAAGTACTAATCAATAACCTAACAGATACTACATCTAAGAATGACTCTAAGTTAGAGAGTAAGATGAAGTACATCTATAAATGTCATATTGGTACATTGAATAGATTAATTGCAAGCATGGAAACAGAATATGAAACTGGGTCAGCTATGTTGCTTGAGATTATTGATGACGACTACGACCTAGACGCTAAAGGTGGCTATGGTCGTGGTGCTTTTGAACGTTATACTGGCTTTGGATTCCCAAATGACTTTGATAAACTTGATACTTATCTTGGTGAGTTGAGAGTTCGTATCGATCAGATGACTGGCTACAGAGCTATTGAACAGGAAAACTTCGAGTCCAAGTGGGGTACGTTAACGTTCAAGAATGGTTCTTCTACTAACAAGCTAACTGATAAGCAGAAAGCTAAACTCAAAGAAAAGTATGCTAAGGCTTAACAGCCTTAGCAATCTCTACTCAGTAATACTGAGTAGAGATATTATATCTTTTTCTTTTTCAAAAATGGTTAAGCTAGTTCAACACGGAATAGATTGGTTTCGTGCTGCTTGAATAAAGTTGTAATAAAGTTAAACTGATGATTAATTTTTTATAAGGAGGATAAATTATGAACAAGAAATACATCAAACTACACATAAATAATACCAGTGATACTGGTTACAAATCTAAGTACTACAGGGATATGCTTGTAGAATTAGGTGCGTCATTTACATTGTTTGCTATCGTAGGATACCTACTGTATGTAGTATGGCA